TACGCTCCCAAAGGAGAGCCATTCATGTCTAGAAAGTAGACACGTTATATTCACGCCAACCAAAATGGATGGCGGAATTCGACGAAATGGAACTCGGTGTAGCCTTAACTTTAAGGTTAATAGCCGACACGGACCATCCGTACTGCGGGCTGAATGTAAATACATTCACCTCGTCCTGGGAATTTACGAACCGACTGTCTACAGCTGCCCTGCGAGGGACAGTATATTCAGACGGATCAATTATCCCGGTTACGCTATAGTCAGGATGCACTGGTGCCCCACGCGGGACACACGATGATGCCTGAAAAATAGCGTAACGAGCCCTGTCGTACCTAAAGGTGGCATAACAAACCCACCTTAGGACTGCCGATAGTGCATCGTAAGAACAATTAACAAGGAGGCACGCAAGCGCGTACAACCAAATCACATCTTCACACGACGTATTGCTAATATAGGGAGCACGGTAACGTGCACGCCCAAATTGCATTCGTTCTGAGTACAGTACCGCATGGCGGTACGCACGTCCAGAGTCACGGCATAGTATCCCTAACGGGACACTATCAGGGTCGGCGACCAGAGGGAAATGAATCCCCTCTAACCGCTCAATCTTCGTATGTATCGCATAGCCCCGTTCTTCACCAAAAAGGCGATAGAACTCACGGAGAAATCCGTGGAGAGACAATGCGATCTGGCCAAAACCAACCTTACTGTCAACAGAAGTCGACTCCGTAAAGGTACAATGCCGAATTTTCGGGATTGTAACTTCACGCGATCCCAGTCGGTCGAATCCACAGGATTCACGAAAGGGACCAGACCAGTAAGACTTCTTAGCATTAAGCTTAAAGCCTAACAGATCGTAGATTGGTAACAGTGCGGGGACAACATCCTTGTCAACAAGGATATCGTCGCCGTATACATACACTGGTTTAACGGACCCAGCACACCGTGCAACAGTCGTCGTAATAGCCCAAAACACTAAAGCTTCGACGGGAAAGCAGACTGCTGAACCCATCGGAGCGAAAGTGCGTAAGGGTATTACAATCTCAGTATTAGTCTTAGGGTCATGCCACTCGGTTGCCCGAGCCCGGCACGCACCTAACGCTACCACCCAATTCAGGGGAAATAGCAACTCTACTAAGGCCAGAGAAACGCGATCAGATGCCCCACTCATATCGAGCGTAGCATAGGATTCGTCCGCGGCCACTATAGATTGATTAATACTTTGATCAGTGAAGTTCACGTAGCCTTGCGCAGGCTGAGGTACGCACTCTATATGGTTATAGAGGATATCCTTCAGCCCTTGCTGGTATTCCTGAGATACGGAGTGCTCCATGGATATCATCCGTGGTTTACCCCAGTCCTTTGGAACAAAAGTGATACGTGCATTCTGTGCAACCTCCACTTGCAGATCGACACGATTGGGTTCTCCAAACGTATCGTCCCAGCTTCTGATACCGGCAGCTTCCTGTAAAGCGTCAAAAGACGTCAAGGAAGAGTGGCGGGACCACTTTCTGAAGTTGGTCTGGCGGTCTGCAACCGCTCCGTTACCATGACGGCGATTCAAAGCTAGCGGTTCAGATCCTGCAAGGACCTGTTCCAACAAAGCTTTGGACCGCATCATTACGTCCCAATTCGGCGACGAAAGGGATAGTAAGTCAGACCGAGTCGGCAAAACGCTCTGGAGCGTCACGAAGTCTCGGACCTGACCGGTAAGCTCTTTAGGGTCAAAATCCCCTGAAAGCTTCTTAAATACACCACATACAGTGAGTAGGTGATGTGTCGCCTCTGCACGATC